GCGGGATTACGCTGTCCTCGTCGCTCGCGTGGAACTCGCCCAGCACCCGGTTGTGGTAGACCGCGCTGTCCGGCCCCCACTGGAGCGCTCTCTGCTCGGCCCACTCGCGGGAGATCCGGCCGCTGGTGATCGCTTCCTCGAGCGTCACGTACCGGGTCCACCAGTCCTCGTAACCGGGCGCCCGCCGGTGGATGTCGTAGAACCGGCCGGACGGCGGACCCGGCGTGCTCATGGCGAACGCATAGGCGTTCTGCACGGTGTCGCTACCGGCACCGGAGAACGCGCCCTCGATCGAGTTCCACGTCTCCGGCGGGATGATCTTCGCCTCGTCGAGCAGGTAGAGCAGTTCGTCCGCGTGCGCGCCCTCGATGCGCTCGGCCTGGTTCGAGGCGACAGCGGTAGCCGCGCCGTGGTTGAGCTTCAGTCTCAGGTCCAGCAGTTCGGTCCGGGGGTTGTACGGGGAGCGGCCGAGCACCTCGAAGTCGATCCGGTCCGCCCACTTGTGGATCTCCGGCCAGAGGTAGACCTCGAGATGCCGCCAGGCCGAGGCGGTCGTGATGATCTTCCAGTCCTTGCCCGCGAGATCCCGGGTGGTGGCGAACCAATTCACCAGCACGGCGCCCATGAAGCTCTTCCCCAGGCCGTGTGGCCCGCGCACGGCCACCCGGCGTTTGACCGGCAGGGCGTCCAGCACCTCGCCCTGGTAGCCCGCCAGGTCCAGCTTGAGGCACTCGTGCGCCCAGGTCGTGGGTGAGTTCATCCAGCGCTTGAGCCGGGAGCGCGAGGCGTAGAGCTGGCCCAGATCGATGACGCTCATGGCCGGTTCCGGCTGAAATACCAGACCACCCAGATGTACGCCCCGATCAGTGTCAGCACGGCTCCGCAGAGGGCTCCGATCAACACCTTGATCATGACGCGCTCCCGATGGCGCCGATGTCGATCTGCCCGAGGTGAGCCTGAATCAGCGCCGGGACCTGGGCCTCCTGCTCGGGGGTCAGCTCCAGTGCGTCCAGCACGATCATGATCCGGGTGACCACCACGTCCCCCCAGCGCTCGGCCAGTGAGGTGAGCCGGTCAGAGATGCCCATATCGTGCGCGGTCTTGGCGAACTTGACCACCCGGTCCCGCTCGCTGGCCTCCAGCGCCACCAGCGCGCGGATCTCCTCGTTCTGGGCGAAGATGTTGCCGTCCTTGCCCGCCGCGCCGTACTTGTATCCGATCAGGCCGGTGCCCTTCAGCTCCTCGTCTGTCGGGTTGAACAGGCCCGGGTCGGTGGCGCCGCCCTCGGTCGCCACCTGACGGCGGAGCAGCTCCCCGTACGCAGCGGCTCTCAGCCACGTCATCTGGAGCATCCCGAGCACGGCCATGCCGGAGTCCAGGTTCTGGCCGCTGGCAGGCTGGCCGAGGGCGGACCACGCGGTGATGACCGCCTCCCCCTTGGCCTTCGCCACCTTGCGGGTCACCCCGCCGTGGATCCGGCAGGCATCGGTACCCCGGATGGCCGGAGCGTGGCAGAGACCCCGGCCCCGGCTCCTGGTCTTGGTGCACTCCAGTCGCCCGTGATCCTGGCCCTGGACGCCACCGTGCTCCTCGCACCACCGGGCGCCACCGGGGTTGAAGTCCTTACCGATGCGGGTCGGCGCTTTCTGCGGCATAGCGCCACCCTACCTTGAAGTCGCAGGACATCTCAGAAAGCACCGAGCCCCGCCGGGGGAACGGGGAAGAACCCTGGCGAGGCTCGGCTATCTATGTGGCGGATCAGGCCGTGAAGTCCACCTTACGGCGCCGCGCCACCGCGAACACCCCGGCGCCGAGGATCAGCGCGGCGATGCCGCCGCCCACGATCAGGGCGACCGGGACGCTCGAGCCGGTCAGCGGGAGGTCCGTGCTGGCGCCGATGATGCCCGCACCGGTGGTCGAGCTGGGGCTGGTCGCCGGACGGGTGCTCGGCCGGATCGGCGTCGGACTGGTGCTCGGCGCCACGGTCGGCGGCCTGGTTCCGACCGGCTTGCCCGGCGGCTGGGTGACGCCCGGGTGCGTGTTCGTCGGGTGCGGGATCGGCCGGGTGACCGGCGGCTTGGTCGGGTGCGGCGCGACGGGCTTGCAGTTCAGGAAGTACGTCGAGCCCTTGAACGTGATCGCGCCGACGACCGCGCGGTTGCCCGTGTCGTTGGCGTAGCCGACCCCGAAGCTGTTGACCTTGGTAGCGGCCGTGTAGTTCCACTTGCCGATCAGCTCGGCCGCGCTGGACACGGGCGCGCTCTGCGATCCGTCACCGGCCACGATCCTGCTCGACCAGAACTTACCGGCCGCCGTGATGTTGACGGTGGAGTAGGGCGCGCCGGTCTCGACCTTGAACAGCGGCCGGACACCGGTGACCGAGCCGACCGTGGCGAAACTGCCCGCCGTGAGGTCGGCCAGGTCGAGCGAGGTCGCGTGGTGGACCAGGCTCGGGCCGTCGAAGAGGAAGCCCTGGGCGAGCTGGCTCGGTGCCAGCGCGCCCTCGTCCGGGTTGACATACCAGTCGGTGAAGCAGGCCGACTTGACCGGGATGTTGCCGGTCGCCTGGGCGGAGCTGGCCAGTGCCAGCGATCCGATCAGCGCGCCGAGCACGCACCCGGCCGTGGTGGCCAGTCGCTTGCGGTTCATCGGTTGATCTCTCTTCCTTCTAGTTGACGCTTAAGGGTCAGGTCTCGGTGGGTCAGGAGGCGTTCAGGGGAGGAATGGCGTAGCCCTGCTCGGCGCAGCCGCCGGACAGTCCGGCGTACGAACCGGTCAGCGCGCCGATGAAGACCAGCGCGCCCATCTCTTCCCCGGCCGGGATGTTCTGGACCTGCCACGCGGTGTCGATCAGCTTCACGCCGTTGTCCCGGATCGCCGGATAGCGCGAGTCCGCGAACACCTGGCGCACCTCGCGGTACTGGTCAACGGTCAGCTCCTCCCCGCCGGTGGCGCCGGTCACGGCGCCGCCCTCGTTGATCGCCTTGCACGCGGCCACCCCGGAGTCCATACCGATCAGCGGCACTCCGGCCGGGAGCAGGTTCTGGCGCTGGGCGCTCAGCGCGGCCACGCCCAGGATCACGACGATCAGCGCGGCCAGCACCAGCGGGACGGTCCAGTTGCGTCCCTTCCGGCGGCGGCCCTGGTAGAACATGGGCTTGCGCTCGGTATGCCCTATGTCATGGGTCAGACTGCCCCAGGGTGCCGGTCCGGGCGAGACCCACGGCCGCTCGGTGCTCAGCGGGCTCTGGTAGTGCTGGCCCCAGACAGCGGCCGTCTCGGCGGGACTCGGGTAACCGGGCACGACGGGCGGAAGAGCACGCGGGTCGGTGCTGGTCGGTTGGTTGTTGTTCATGCTGTTCGGTCTCCTGAAGATTGATCTCGGTCAACAGAGCAGTACCTTACAGGCGTGACGGGAAGGTGTCAACTAGCCCTTCTCGTAGCACTTTGACCAGTCGGTCCCGGCCGGGCTCACGTCCGCCAGGATGGGCACGCCGTTCCACTCGAACGAAAGTGCCTCGATCACAGCATCAGTTACTCCCGTGACCTGATCCACCGGCACGCTCAGCACGATCTCGTCATGCACCTGGGCGCGCAACATCGGGTGCACCTCGACGGGTAGTGCGAGCATGCCGGTCATCATGATGTCCCGTGCCGCTCCCTGGCCCATCAGCGCCGGGCCCTGGGTGTGCGCCCGCTGCGGGTCAGGCCGCATCATCCGGCCGAATCCGTTGTCCAGCAGCTCACCGGCGGCGGCCAGTGCCCGGACCTCCTCGCGCCACTCGATCACCCGGGGGAAGCGCTCGCGCATCGACGTGTCGAACTTGCGGACGATGGCCGGGTCGATCTCGTTCTCCGTGCTGATCCGGGCCAGTGACTCCCCGTAGTTCCAGCCGTGACCGATAGCCTTGGCCTGCTCTCGGAACTTGCGGTCACCGAACAGCGCCACCGCCAGCTCGACGTGCGGATCGTCGGTCTTCAGCATCTCGATGTAAGCCTGGTCCTGGCTCAGCCCGGCGACCGCGCGCATGTCCACCTGGCTGAGGTCGAACGAGAGCAGCACCTCCCCGGGATCAGGCAGCAGCACGGCCCGCTCGACATGCCGTCCGTTGCGCTTGCCCATCACGGTGAGGCCCGGGTCGGTGGAGGACCAGCGGCCGGTGGCCTGTTTGAAGCTGATCCGTGAGTGCACCCGGCCGTCCGGCGCCAGGCTGTTGGCGATGGTCTCATACACCGTACGGGCCGAGACGATCCGGTAGACCTGCTTGGCGATGGCCCGTACGCCGGGCAGATGGCTGTACTCCTGACCGAGGTGGCGCATGTGGTCCGCGCTGACCTGGATCTCACCGGAGCTGGGCGTGGTCCAGATCGAAGTG